TTTATATATAAATTAGAACAACATATAGACATTTAATTAATAAATTAGATTTTTAATACCAAATTATATATGTATTAAAATAAATTTTAAAAATTAAATAAAAAAAAATTGATTTAGAGATACATTCTAAATAATTATTATATTAATTAACTAGAATATAAAAATTATAATTATGGTCGCTATTGGTATTGATTTAGGAACTACTTACAGTGCTGTAGGAGTTTATCAAAATGGTAAAGTAGAAATTATTGCTAATGATCAAGGTAATAGAACTACCCCTTCATATGTTGCTTTTACAGAATCAGAAAGACTTATTGGAGATGCTGCTAAAAATCAAGCAGGAGCAAATCCAACAAATACTGTTTTTGACGCAAAACGGCTAATTGGTAGAAAATATAAAGATTCTCAAATTCAAAGCAATCTTAAACATTTTCCATTTACAATCAAAAGTGGAACAGCTGATAAACCAATGATTCACGTTAACTATCTTAATGAATCAAAAGTATTTCAACCAGAAGAAATTTCAGCTATGATTCTTACTAAAATGAAAGAAACCGCAGAATCATATCTAGGAACAGATGTAAAACAAGCAGTAATTACAGTTCCAGCATATTTTAATGATGCTCAAAGACAAGCTACTAAAGATGCAGGCGCTATTTCTGGTCTTGAAGTTCTTAGAATTATTAATGAACCAACTGCTGCAGCATTAGCATATGGCATTGATAAAAATTCAGGAGAAAAAAACATTCTAATTGTAGATGTTGGTGGTGGTACTGCTGACTTTTCTATTTTATCAATTGATGATGGTATTTTTGAAGTTAAAGCCACTCGTGGAGATTCATTTCTTGGTGGTGAAGACTTTGATAACTGCCTTGTTAACCATTTTGTAGCAGAATTTAAAAGAAAACATAAAGTTGATATTTCAAATAATAAAAGGGCATTACGTAGACTTAGAACTGCTTGTGAACGTGCTAAACGTACATTGAGTAGTACAACTACAGCTAATCTTGAAATGGATAGTATTGCTGAAGGTATTGATTACTATACATCAATTACTAGAGCAAAGTTCGAACAACTTTGTGATCATCTATTTCGAAGGTGTATGGATCCAATTGAAAAAGTAATTCTAGACTCTAAGGTAGATAAATCTTCAATTGATGAAATTGTTCTTGTAGGTGGTACAACTCGTATTCCTAAGTTTCAAAAAATGATCATTGATGCTTTTAATGGTAAAGAACTTAATAAAAGTATTAATCCTGATGAAGCAGTTGCTTACGGTGCAGCTATTCAAGCAGCTATTCTCTCAGGAGATGGTGATGAAAAAACTAACGAAATGCTTCTAATTGATGTTACACCATTGAGTCTTGGTCTTGAAACTGCTGGAGGAGTAATGACTAAAATTATTGAAAGGAATAGTACAATTCCAGTTAATAAAAGTCAAACATTTACTACATATAGTGATAATCAACCAGCAGTTACTATTCAGGTATTTGAAGGAGAACGACAATTTACAAAAGATAATAATCTTCTTGGTAAATTCGAAATGAGTGGTATTCCACCTGCTCCAAGAGGTGTTCCACAAATTGAAGTCTCTTTTGATATTGATGCTAATGGTATTCTTAACGTATCTGCTAGTGATAAATCTACTGGTAAATCAGAAAAGATTACAATTACAAATGATAAGGGACGTCTTTCACAAGAAGATATTGATAGAATGGTAAATGATGCAGAGAAATACAAAGAAGAAGACGAAAAAGCTAAAACTCGTGTTGATAAAAAGAATGAACTTGAAAGTTATATTTTCCAATGTAAAAACAGTCTTGAACAAGAACAAATTAAAGATAAACTGAGTGAAGAAGATATAACAAATATTTCAAGTAAAGCAGAAGAGATTCAAACAAGACTAGACGATGATTCAAATGTAGATACTGAAACTTTAGAATCATGGATGAAAGAACTACAAGATGTTGTTAATCCAATTATGACACGCATGTATCAAGAGTCAGGAGGTGGTTCTGAACCAAATGTTGATCCAGAAAAAATGGCAAGTGGTATGGATGGAATGGGAACTGAAGAAGCATCAGTAGAAGAAGTAGACTAAATATAAAATACTAAATTAAAATTAGTATATTAATTATATTTGAATTTTAGACTATTAAATCATTTTTTTATTATTTTTTTAATTCTAAATAAAGATAAATATTTTTTTTTATATAGTATGTTAAAAACAAAAATTAAATCATTAGAATTTGATACACCTTTTATTAATGCTAGTGGATGTTGGTGTTATAGTGAAAGTGAAATTAGAGAATTAAATAATAAAAAATATTGCAATGATTCTTTAATTAGTAAATCATGTACTTTAATACAAAGAGGTGGTAATCCTGAACCAAGATACAAAGAATTTGATAATTTTAGTATAAACTCAATGGGTTTACCTAATTTAGGAATTTTTTATTATCTTAATACTCTAGAGGTTTTAGATGGTAAGAAAAAATTTATTAGTTTAAGTGGATTATCTATTGATGAAAATATTATTATGCTTACTAAAGTTTTTGAAAAATTAATACATGATCCATATACAATAAATGGAATCGAAATAAATATGTCATGTCCTAATGTAGTTGGTAAACCACAATTAGGATACGATTTTGAAGAAATGGAAAAGTACTTAACTTTAATATTTAAATTAATACAAAGATTTGAAAATATTAATAACGAAATGAATTCATACTATGAAAATATTTTAATTGGTATTAAACTACCACCATATTTTGATATTTCACATTTTATATCAGTTGCGAATATCTTACAAAAATTTGATAGACTCAGTTTTATTACCTGTATAAACAGTATTGGGAATGGATTGGTTATTGATACTGATGCTGAATCTGTTGTTATTAAACCTAAAGATGGATTTGGTGGTCTTGGAGGAAGCATAGTTAAAGCTACAGCATTAGCTAATATTCATAAATTCTATCAGTTGTTAGGAGATAAAATTGCTATAATCGGTTGTGGAGGAGTTACTAATGGTGAAGACGCATTTCAACATATACTGGCAGGAGCATCTATGGTAAGTATTGGAACAGAACTTATGAAAAATGGTCCTATTTTTTTTAATAAAATACAAGAAGAATTATGTTCATTAATGAATAATAAAGGATATAAAAATATAAGTGATTTTAGAGGTAAATTAAAACATTTATAAATAAATTTAAAAAATACATTTCTTTTTATCTTAGATTGACATTTTAAATTAATATTTTAAATTTTTGAATTAAAATTTTGATTTTAAATTTTCATCATGAATTATTTTTCCTTTATCAAATCTAATTAATCTATCCATACCATCAATTAGATCTTCATCGTGTGTAATTAACATTAATGTTCTGTTATTACCTAATAATTCAATCATTTTTTTAACTTGCATCTTACTAACTGGATCTAAAGAAGCAGTTGGTTCGTCAAGAATAATTACTGGACAATTTCTTAATATAGCTCTAATTAACCATACCATTTGTCTTTGTCCACCAGATAAAGTTCCTCCTTGCTTACCAACACTCTTCATCATTCTATCTTTAAAAATATCTTCTAATTCGTAAAGTTCTAATTTATGTAATAAAGTATAAATTACTTCTGGTGTTATTTTATTCGGTCCTGTAGTAGGTAGTCCATAACTGATATTTTCCCATAATGTTCTATTAAATAATTTAGGATGTTGAGGTATATAAACAATATTATCTCTTAATTCGTCAATCTCAATTTGTTCAATAGGAACTTCATTAACTAATATTTTACCTTTTTGGTGAGTTTGTAATCTAGTAATTAATTTAGCAAAAGTTGATTTTCCACTACCAATTGTTCCCATAATTGCAATCTTTTGATTAGGATAAATTCTTAAATTTAAACCTTTATAAATAGGTTTATCTTCATTACCAGGATGATGATAATAAATATTAACAAGTTTAATATCAACTTTATCAGGATTACCTAATCTACCTTTAGGCATTTTCTTTTCATGAGGGGGTAAAGTTCCAAAGAATTCTTCAATAAGTTCTAAATGAGATTTAATATTCATGAATTCTTTAGCATCACTATACATTGTCATCAAAGAACCAAGAATTGTATAATTAAGAATAAATATTGCTACTAAACTGGAAATTTTTATTTTTTTAGTTAAGAATAATTTATAAGATACATAATTTAGACTAATGAATAAAATTATATTTACGATTGAGAAATATATTTTATATTTACGATTACATAAACCAGTTGTAACTTGTTGACCTAATGTTCTTTTATTAATCTTGAATATTCTTTTTTTTTCAGATCTTGTTTTTTGGTTTGTATAAATTGACATTAAATTTTCTAATGTATCCTCAATTTCTTCATGACAATTATCATATAATGTTTCAACTCTTTTTACATTTTGATTACAAGTATTAAAATAAGATCTAGACAGCATTAATACTACACTAATACTAATTAAGTAAATAATACCTAGTAAATAATGATGTCTAAATAAATATATGAAACTTGAAATTGTTACAATACTATTGGTAAGTACGAATCTTTGAACTTGAGTAGAAATATCATCTAGAATCCAAGGTAATTTTATAAGTTTAGTTAGGATTTCTCCTAATTTAAGTTCTTGAAAATGTTGATTATATCTATCTATTATAACATCAAAAAAATATTGTCTTACATATGCATGAAACTTAGGCCAAATATAATTATCAACATAAGAAATACCTATACCTAATGATTCAATAACTAACCATAAACCTAAAAGAATTATAAAAAACTTTTTAGATTGATCCATTTTATTATCTTTTAGACTACTAATAATTTCTCCATAATAATGAGGAATGGCTACTTTTTGTAATGGTAACGAAATTAAAGTTAATAAATAAAGTATATATAGTTGCCAATTCTCTTTGAAAAAATTATAGTAAAGTTCTTTTACTATTTTTGACATTTACTTTAATAATTTATTAGATTTAAAAATGAATAAAAAACTGTAATCAACTAATTTAATTAATAAAGATATTAAAAAGGTTATTTATTTGTATATAAATTATTTATAAAAATATTATTATCTTCCATAGGTTTCATTTTGATATCCACTAAAATTATGGCTTCTTGCTTTATAACTTCTTATTTGATCTGGAGTAGGATTATTTCTAGGAATTCTAGTATATCTTAAAAACAATGATCTAGTTACTTCAGGATTAGTTTTTAAATATTTTGATAAACGATCTAAATCTAGAACTGAAAGTGGAATATCACTATTCTCGTCTATAGTTGGCATCTTATTTAATGGTTTTGAACGTCTAGTGTATCTTTTGTAAGAATGTTTTTTATTCCCAGAAAAATTTACAGCATGTTCATTTAATCCTTTTCTAAAATTTCTAATTCCTTTAGTTTCTCTTAATTTATTTTTAGCAGTATTAACTAAATTGCCAAAAGATTTTCGTCTTTTAATTTCTCTTAAATTTTTTTTAGTGGCTTCAACTAAATTTGCAAAAGTATTATTACCTGTATTAGTAGCAAGTGTCCCCATTCTAGATGCTAATTCATTCATACTGTTATTATTGTTATTATTGTTATTATTTGCTCCACCTTTTTTACTAAATTTCTTTTTTGATTTGAGAGATAATTTAGAAACTTTTCTTGATAATTTTTTTGAAATTCTTGGCATTAGAGTATATATATAATAATTAAGAAAAAATAATAAATATCTTAAAAATTTTATTTATCAATATATTGTTAAATTATTTTGCTTCATAAGTTGTTGTATCATTTAAAAAACGCATTTTTGGGTGATTTTTTTTATTAATAAATGGTCTTGTTAAAGTAATATAATATTGATCATTAAATCCTGCTAAAGAATGACATTTTTCATACATTTGAAAACATATTTCATAACCTCTTTCTAATCTATTTGTATATGGAGAATGAAATTTATCATCAAAAAACTGATATAATCTATGAGATAAATATTTATTTTGTAATCTTAATTTCAATAATGTATCTCCATTAATTAAATTCATAACATCTTTATCTGATTTATTTTTTAAAGTTTGATAAATATCATCTAAACTAATTAATTGTAAATCATCCATTTCTGTAAAGTTTTCTTTTTTATAATACTTTGTTGGATTAGCAATAATCATATTATAATTTCTAAAAAAAGTTGGAATTACTTTTTCTACATTTGGAACATAAATAACATATATTCTATACATTCTATTAGTTTTAAAAGGTATATCTATTTGGAAAAACCCTTTCTTAAGTAAAACCTTTCTATTTTGCCAATTAAGAGTATGTGCAGTTTCTTCATCTAATTCCATTAAAGCATTATCTTCTATTGATATTCTACGAGTTTGAAGACCACCTCCAAATTCTTCGTATACTGGTATCATAAATTTATTTTTGAAATAAAGACTCTTAAATTTTTCTCTACCTAACAAAAAATATGGTTTATTATACTTACTAGTCATTACTAAAACTCCAGCACCAGTAATTCTTCTTCTTGGTTGACTAGGTTCTTGACTTTCTATACTTAAGGTTGAACTTGTAGACATGAATAATCTGTATATAATACAAAGTTTATTTTTAAAATGAAAAAATATTAATTTAAATTTTATCAAAACTATAAGCATCAGAACCAGTACCTTCTATCATTGATTTAATCCTAATTAACCATCTATTTAAAGAGACAACTTGACAATCAACGATTGAACCTAATCCATGTTGACAATTATCATCATTACCTACTATTCTTAATGAATTACATATTCCGTTACTAGTTCTAACTAAACCACTATTATTCAATCCATAAGAACCTGTACTAAGAACATCATTATTCCCAAATGTTTTAATAATTATTCCATCATCTGTTTCAATAGGAATATATTGAACAAAAAGAAATCTTGACCCCAAAGGTAAGACTGTTGTAGTTGGAAGAGTTACTGTATATGTATTACCTATATTTTGACCTGTAAAAATAGTTTTGCCATTATCTATCTCTCTAATTGTTGTATCAGAACTAATCGTTAATGAACTATCTGAATTAGTTGGTAAAGATGAACTATTAGAAGTATTAGAATTTATATTTAATTGATTAATTTTAATGTCTGTATTAATTTCACTCATAATATTATTTTAAATAAGATTAAATAAGATTAAATTAAATAAAAAAAAATTTAAAAAAATAATTAATTAAGATTAATTAAAATTAATTAAATTATTGTGCAGAGAAAGCATATGTAGCTGCTCCACCAGTACCAACTACTTTAGGATTTGGTACTTGAAGTAACCATTTATTTGATGATACAAGTTGACATTCAATTACTGATCCTATACCGTGTTGACAATTAGTATCAGCACCGTCAACGGTAAATCTATTTTGGACACCATTTGATGGTTTTGCAACTCCACCAGAATTAAGAGCATGAGAGCCTGTGCTAAAGTATTCTGTAGTAGCAGCAGTATCAATTACTAAATCTTCACCAGCTTCTAATAGAGCAGTTTGAACAAATGTGAATCTAGCACCTAAAGATAATTCAGAGGTACTTGGTAAAGTGACAGTGTAATTAGCACCAGCTTTTTGACCAGAGAATACAATTATACCTGATTCACTAGCTTTTAAGGTAGTAGTATCAGCAACAATTTTAGAACTATCACTGTGAGTAGCTTGTGGACTACCATTTGATGTGCCACCAATGTTTAAAGCAGCTAATTTGAGATCATTGAGAATTTCAGCCATTATAAATTTTATAAATTATTAATAGAAAAAAAGTTTTAAATTATTACAATAATTATTTAATTAATTAATTATTTTGATTTAATTAAATTATAGTTTTTTCATTTATAGAGTAATTTGTTTATTATTACACTAAACAGAAAAATTAATTATAATATGTTTTTTTAATTAAATTAATTATTTAATTAAAATTTAATTATTTTTAAAAAAATAGATAATTTATTCAAGTTTTTACTTAAAATATTAATAAAAATAATAAAAATATAATTTTAAAAATATAATATTAAAATGAACTTAGTTGGAGTAAGCAAGACCACCCATACCACTCATGATTCTAAGAACGTTGTAGTTAACAGCGAACATTTTAATCTTGGAAGCAGCAGCACTGGCTTCATAAGTTAATTGCATAGTTGCATTATCAATTCTTGAGAAATTGCATGTTCCTGATGGTTGATGTTCTTCTGGTGAAAGAGCAAATGAGTAAGTGTAGATGTGTTTGTTTGGAACATTTGTGTGGTGTTGGTAGTTTTGGACTAATCTAAAGTAGTCTGAGTTTCTAACTGAGAATCTATCATGTCCATTAAGTTGGAGTTTAGCAGTTTTGAATGAATCATCTTGTCCAAATGAGTTAGTTGATTGAGTTCCAGTGTATTTAACCCAACCACCACCTGTTACTGGATTAGCTGTACCATCTGGTGCAGCAGCATTAGCACTAGTTACATGGACCCAGTAAAGAGATTTAACTGGGTGGTTGTAGTTAAGTGTTACATTTTTGCTAGTACCTGAAGCAGCAAGAGTTTCATCACCTGTGTTTTGGACTTGCTCAATAAGATATTCATGTGATACTTGAGCGAATCTTCTTCTTTCGTCAGTATCAAGGTAAACATAGTCAACATAGAGTTTGCATGAAGTCATAGTAGCACTTCCAGTTGCAGTAGTAGTATCAACAACTAAATCAGATGATGGTCTAAGTTCAAGGTTAAGTTTGACTTCGTGGTATTGAAGAGCAATAAGTGGTAAAGCAAGACCTGGGTTTCTGCAGAACCAGAATT